AGGATGATTGAATTCACAGGCACCATTAGTGGAAATCAAATTGTAACTATCCCACTTGATGTACAAACTTTTTATTTTTTAAGAAACTCAACTTCTGGATCTCATACCGTTCAATTTAAATATGTAAGTGGCTCAGGAGCAAGTGTTACTTTTGCAGCAGCTGACAAAGGAGATAAAATAGTTTTTGCAAGTGCAAGTGATAGCACTAATCCTATTATTAAAGAAATAGCAATGGGAGATGTTACATTAACTGGTACACAAACTTTAACAAACAAAACTTTAACAGCGCCAAAAATTGTAGATGCAGGTTTTATTGCAGATGCAAATGGTCT